ATTTAGAATTGTCTGAACCGTCGTTGTGTGATACAGCAACTTTGTTCACGTATTCTCTAATTTCTTCACTTGCTGATTTAGGGGCATTGCTTTTTGACTCAACTGCTGGTTGGTCACCAAGTTCAGGAGCAACTTCTACAGTTTCTCCCTCTGCATCTTGACTTACGAATGCTTCGTCTTCTTTCTCTTCGTCGCCTTCAGCGTCATCAGAGTGATCGTCGTCACCTTCGCCCTTGTCGCCCATCATTTTTTCAAATTCGGCTTTAAGGTCGTCAATTGCATCTTCTAGATCAACTACTCTGTCTTCGATTTCTTCTTCACCTTTTTCAGAGTCGTCGCCATTTTCTTCACCGTTTTCGTCACCTGCTGGCATTTCGATGTCGCCAACCATATCGTCAGTTGCGTCACCACCTGCTTCAACCGGTGCTACTTGTGATTGTTCTACGTCTAAGAAAGATTCATCAGTTGCTTCATCATCTTTTGACTCTTCTTCTTTAGTTTCTTCTTCTTTAGATTCGTCTTTTGATGCTTCTTCTACTGCTTCATCTTCTTTTGACTCTTCTGAAGTTTTTTCTTCTACTTTTTCGTCTTCTTTTTTGTCTTCTTTAGACGCTTCTGTAGTTTCTTCTTCTTTTGAGTCTTCTTTTGAAGTTTCTTCTACTTCGATATCTTTGATATCATCTTCTAAAAGACCTTCATAGATTGATCTTGATTTTTCCACAACGATATCATGGAAAATTTCTTCTGCCGCTGTTCTATCGTCAGCGACTAGTTTTTCAAGCATTTGCTCGAATTTGCTTTTATCTGACATTGTTTTTCTCCTATTAACGTTATTGATAAGACTGTCATGTATTATTTAACCGATAGGTAAAAAAATAGGTAGATAATGGGCCGATAATGACCCGTTTGACGCCGATTTTATAGGTGATAGCGTCGTTTGAACTCTTGTACAGTGATTTCACTGTAATTTGCGTATTTCTTAAGGTCTTTAGCCTCAAAAACATTGGTGCCTTCCGGCACTACTCGTATATATCTCTTCAAGGAGTTCTTCTGTAGGATAATGCTGGTTTGTCTATTCCAGTTGCCATGGTATGTTGCCACATCTGAATTCTTTTTGTAGTTGGGAGTGTCACCATATATGTTGTTTAACTTGCCTTCAGTGGTGCCTGTGAAGTCAAATCCCAACAAAAAGAATGTCTGATGCATATGTTTAGATGCTAACCACAGTGCTGTGGGTCCAGATGACCATCCTAAACTGGGTTCGAAGAAATTTAAGCCTTTATACTTTTTATATGCTCTATTTGGATTGGTCCAAACAGGCATTTTCAACTGGGCACCAGCCATACATATCTCATTGATCATCTTGGCATCCACTGCCACAAGGTAATCTGGCGTGAAAGTTCTATACACCGCATTGCAGGCGTATATTTTTCCATGTTGTTTTAAAGGTTCTAAAGGTATTGGCTTGCGACTGAGACCATTGCCTAATACAAAAGCAACAGTCATTTATTACATTTCCGGTTGATTAGCGGCACCGTACATCTGTCTTACAAATTCTAACTCTTTTTGTTGTTCGTCTTTGTGAAATTCGCCGGCTTTTCTTGCTCTATTGATCTGTTTTAGAGATAATCTTGTTTTACGTGTGTCATCTAAACTCATGATTGACTGATCTTCAGTAGCATCATATTGCTTCTGTTCGCCAGGTTCAGTTGTTATTTGATCGTAATAAAAAAGTTCACGTAGTATCATAAAATTATTTATCTAGGCGCCCGGAGTTGGAGTACCGCCGCCTCCACCTGCTGGTGGTGTAGTGCCTGCTGGTGATGGAGCACCTTCGTCACCTGGTTCAGTGGCTGGTGCTTCAGGTTCTGCCGCATCTAAGTCTGCTTGAATACCTGCTGTGCTAACACCTGCACTTCTTAATTCAGTTGCTGATGTTGTAGGTTTACTTTGGACTGTGGCATCATTCTCTTCTCTCCACATTCTTTCGTTTTCTGCCATCTCTTCTGGAGTTAAACCTAAGAATCTTGATAGAGCATAACGTTTGCTCACAAATGGCACTGTTGCTATCTGTGTGTATGTGGAAATTCTATTGTTATCTACCTCTGCTTGTCTGTAAGACGCAAAGTTCATTGGTGGTTGGAACTTGATATCAAACATTGCTGTGTCAATGTTGACACCTTTTTCTAAAAGATAACGTTTAAACTCTTGATTGAATTCATCTGATACTAAATTTTGTAGTCTTTCACAGTATTTGTTGAATCTTAATTCTTGAATGTATGCTGTGCCTACTCTACCATCATTGTAATTGCTCTGCGAGTCGTCAGCACCTGTTGGCAAATAAGAACTTGGTATACGTAAACCTCTTAATAGTTTGTTTGTAAAGTATTTTAGATCATCAATCTCACCTAAGTTAGTACCACCCGGTAATGTTTCTACTTTAGAACCTCTACCTTCTGCTGTTTGTGGGAAGAAATAATCTTCATTGATTGATAATGGATTGTATGCAGAGTCTACAACGTTTTGTCCACCACCAGTTGATGAAGGAATACGTCTTTGATGTATCTCTGTCTTAACTCTTTCAACGAACTGCATAGCCAAGTGCGATGGCATATTACCCACGTCAATGTAAAACACTCTTCTTTCAGGTGCTCTTTGTACTCTGTAAATTATAATTGCGTCTTCCAGTAATTCTTTCTGTTTGTAAACTTTAAAAATGCTTTCTAATAATGAATTTCCAAACGGAAAGTTGTTGTCTAGTCCTTCTGATAAACTTAAATGCACCATGTGATCGGCATCAACAGCAATCTCTCTTTGTCCTGTTCCAAATCTTGTGCCTGGAGAGTCTTGATAGTTTGCTCCAGTCATGCCTCTCACTCCACCTGTTAAATATCCTGAACCACCGCCAGTAACATTGCCAGTTGTTTGATATGGAGTTGTTGCTACAAGATTTTTAAAGTTAAAATTTATATCTCTTACAACATATTGTTCAGGTGTTTTCCCTGTGCTTTCGTTTACAATGATTTTAGAAACTTTTGCTGGATCAACGTGAAACATTTTTTTAGTTTCAGGGTCTCTAATAAAGAAAGCATCACCATACTTGAACACATTACGCATAATTTTAAACACACGTTTGCTGAAATCATTCATCTTGCACCATTGATGCAGATATTGTTCTATGATTTGTATTTCTGTGTTGGTTGCTTTCTGATTATATTCATATTCGAAAGGTGTGTTGTTTTGTGTGTTGTTCTGTGTGCAGAACTCTGCTAGAATATCTAATGCGGCATTTACTTCTGAGTCTAAATCCATCACATTGTATTGACCATAACGTTCAATTCTGTTTGGAGCACCACTGTACACATCAGGTAGATATGATGAATAGTTTGTTTTGGCAGGACCTGCCTTGCCACCAGGTGCGCCACCCAATGGTGAATTCATTCCACCCATGCCATCTGTTAAAGGCACTTCTGTAAAATATTTTTTCCAACTCATTATCCGAAATTCTCCGATGTTTCTGTGGTTGCTTGTGCAGTAATTCTATTGTAACGATTGTTGTCAGTCATTGCCATTAAAATTTGTTCCATCGTGTTATTTAACTGATCCAACTTGTCTCCTGTTCTAGATGCGGTTGTTGTCATTGTGCCTGTCATACCGCCTCGTAAATTTGTCATTGCATTTCCTAAGTTCTCTAAACTGTTAGCATACATGTCTATTTTTGATTTGTCAAGTTCATCTAGTGTTTTATTCAAGTTTTTGGCAAAATTTTCTGAACCTCCACCAAATATCTTGCTCACAACACCTCCTATAGCGCCGGAGACACTGCCTGCTCCCATTGCCACCATTGCGGCTGACAGTGCCAAAGTGCCTTTGGCTACCTGTATAAGGTTGGTTCCATCTACGTCACCTATTGCTCCTAATCCACTGGCAAATTTTTCTAATGCTCCTCCCATTAAGAAAGTCGCCGCGGCAATACCTGCTCCAACTGCCGCGATTGCCAATCCTAAATTCGCCGCACCTAATAGTGTAGCCGGATTTGCCATTGCTGTAAGTCCACTTGCTAATCCTTTTAATCCGCCACCCATGCCGGCTAATATTCCACCACCACCAGCACCAGTTTTCGATAACATATTTTTTGCTCCACCGCCACCTGGGCCGCCGCCTGTGAGGTAACTAGCAACTTTTTTACCTGTTTTAACTGTTGATATTGTCGCGAATGCCGCCGCTACACCTGTTGCCGCAGTGATTAGAATTGATGAAAAAGTTTTTGCACCCTCTGATAACCCATCATACCAATCATTAAATTTTGTTCCTAATTCATTAAGTCCTTTAGCCAAAGGTTCTAGTCCCATTGCTATGAAACCTATAAATCCATCATACATTTGTTGGAATGGAGTCATTAATTTTTGAAATGATGAACGTAAATTTTCACTGGCTTGATCAAATTGTTTTGCGCCTTCTGTTGCTTTTAATCTTCGTTCTTGCTCTTCAATTATCGCACTTGTACTTTGTCCTAAGAATTTTCTGAACTTGACAGAATCTGCCGCAATGTTGAAGAATTCATTGCCCACACCTAACTGAGTGGCAATCAATCTTTTCTGACCTTCGTCCATGTTGGCAATAGTTTCACCATTACGTGCCAATGCTTGAATGAACATATCACTTGCACCTTCAGTTCCATTTCTCAATGCCATCACTGCCTCACGTACACCGTCCACAGCAAATATACCAACTTGTTCTCCGCCTTCTGGAAATCCTTTTGCCAGTAATCCTGTAACAGCATTAACCATTTCTGGAGCCGCCGCTTTGACCCTTACCATGGTTGCTTCAATCTCAGAGTTAGAAATTAAACGTAATTCTCTTGCGTCTGCTACTGCTTGAAGTTCTGCTTTAACTTGATCTCTCTGCATACCTGTCAATTTTGATAACTGGTCCAATCTTAATAGGTATTCTTGTGAGCCTGCCACCAACTGTGAATTGCTCATTGATTGAGATCTACCCAAACTGGTTTGTAATTCTAGATAATCAGTAAAGCCTTCTGTGATATCTTCCATGGAAAATCCAAGACCTGTGATTTGTCTTCTAAAATCACTCTGCAGAAGTTCTGCCATTATCGTATTGAATCTTCTAGCACCTGTGCCTGCGTCTCCACCGAAACCAGCAAGTGCTGTGTTGGCACTCATCAATGCCTGCGCCAACCTTGTCATGTCTATGCCGGCGTCGCCTGCTATACGTCTAAAGTCACTGACTGTTTGAGTTGTGTTGGCACCTATCTCTGCCAAGTTTCTAAATGTGTCAACGTTTTCAAATACTCTTGCCGCTAGGTCGGCTGTGAATGTTAAGATTACTTTGTTTAAACCTGTGGTGCTGTGTGCCAGTTGATTGAATCCACCAACCAATCCATCTGCTCCATGGGTCAGAGATTCAAAGCCGGCTCTTGTTGCGTCGTAAACTTTTCTGAATACCTGAAGTCCTTTGCTGGATTTTTTGGTTTCTTCTGTGAACTCACGTTGAGCACTACTTCCGCCACCGCCACCGCCTCTAGAACCACCCAATGCCTCCAGTATTTTTTTGGCAGTTGCTTCGCTGGCTATTCCGCCATTATCCACCGCTTTTTGTAAAAGTTCGTCAACTGTTGCCATTATTTGATACCAAAATCCTTGTTACTTGTATTTAATGCCAATCATTAAGTACGCATTTAATATGCCACACTAAATATTAGCAGTTTAAAAATTAATAAACAATATTTATTGGAGATTGAATGTCACAAGAACAAATAGGTACAAATAGTAATCCACTTAAAAAGTATTACAGACAACCTAAACAGTTTATAAAATTGCCGAGCGGATATAAATTTTATCCAGAAGGATCTATACAAGTTCCTGAATCTGGAGAAGTTGCTGTGTACCCTATGACAGCAAAAGATGAAATGCTGTTGAAAACTCCAGACGCATTATTAAACGGTGAAGCCACAGTGTCAGTGATACAGAGTTGTATTCCAGCAATCAAGAATGCCTGGGCAATGCCTTCCATAGATTGCGATGCCGCATTGATGACAATCAGAATGGCAACTTACGGAAACAAGATGACTGTGCCAATCACAGTGCCAGGCACAAAAATTAAAAAAGATTTAGTGTTGGATTTACAAGAAAGTTTATCTACAATATTGTCAGCACAATACAATGACACGTTCTTTTACGAAAACATGGAAATAAAAACAAAACCATTAACATACAAAGAATTCACAGAGAGTGCGATACAAACTTTTGAACAACAAAGGATTCAAAAAATTGTGGATGACACTAAAATGAACGATGAAGAAAAAATTAAACAGTTTCAAATCACTTTTAAAAAATTAACTGAATTAAGTGTGGGCATGGTGGCCAACACAATAGCATCAATCACAGTGGATGGTGAGACTGTGACAGATGCCAAACAGATAAAAGAGTTTTTGGAGAACACAGGCAAAGAATTTTTTAACGCAATCATGGAACATCTAGAAAAAAATAGAGAAGCATTCCAATTAAAGCCTCAAAAAATAAATTCTTCTGAAGAAGAAATCAAAGAGGGAGCACCTGCTGAATATAAAATTCCAGTTGCTTTTGATTCCGCAAATTTTTTCGTATAAAGATAGCAACACTCGACACATCTGAGATCCTTCAACTTTCCACAGAAATGGAAAATGAAATAAAAAACTTCAAAGCAGACTTGTTCAAGTTGGCATGGTTCATGCGTGGCGGACTGACATTGGATGATATGTATGCCACTTGTCATGAAGACAGAGAAGTGATGGGCGGTGTAGTAAAAGACAATTTAGACACAGCCAAAAAGACCGGACAACCATTTTTCTAGTACAAGGCACTATATATAAAGTGTACAAATACCAGCACACACGGTGTCTAGAACCAAATAGCAACATTTAATCAATCACACTGCACTTCTAAATAAATCACATATGCAAGTCTACACACAAATTGTACGACCCCAGGAGTTGGATGAGGATGACCTGTGGATTCCTTGTCTTACCACAGCCACCGTTAAACATTCACCTGCTGAAAAGCAACCTTTGATCATCACACACATCGAAGCAATCAATCACTATGAACACAGTCTAGCAAAACTGGTGGATCAGAAAGTGTATGCTGTGGGTTCCAAGACCTATGACCGACTGGTGGAGGCAGGCTTTGCCGCAGACAATATTCATTGGCGACACAGAGCAGACGAATTAAAACTGCGTGCCAAAAACATAGGCCCAATGACTTGGCTCCACGGAGACAAGTACGCCAGAGATTTTGGCGCCATACCAGAAGTCACAGCCATTCAAACATATGAATCAAAACCTGATGACAAAGCCATCAGACAGATATTGAAATTGGAACCTGATGTGATTCATGTGTATTCAGATGCTGTGTTGAAACAGTTGGAGATTAGAAACTGGAGTCACACCAAATTGAAACACGTTGCGTCAGCGGAACCTGATCATTCTGTGTGGTTAGATTGTGAATCATTTGATCCTAATGTTTAAGAACGACTCACGTCGTTCTGCTTTTCGCTTACGCTCAAGCATTTAAGCAATTACATAACGAAGTTATGTGTCGCATCATGCAGACAGTTGATCCATACTTCACCCAGTAACGGGAAAAGTATGAAGCCATCATGCGAGACTAGCCTGCCATTTTGTGAAAGGAACTTTTGTACGGAAGCGGTGACCCGCCAACTCCCTATTCCAGACTTCATTAGTCACGGGCAACTGACCCACCCTTCACAAACAAAGTGAGCAGTTGTGATGTTGTGTCTTTTTCACAGAGCATCTTCTTTTGTGCCTTCAGTTAGCACTTGCCTTGCAACTCAGGATTCACCATTGTGTTTCAAACGCACTTCCTGGATCTACGATCAGTGGTGTTGCTATGTTAGGCCTTTTTGTAATTTTTTAATTCTTCTTTAAGGATTCGGGAACCTCCCACTCTGACATTGATGATGCCATTGTAGTAGTCGTCGGATTCTAGTACTCGTCTTTCGAACTGTTCTCGAGCCTCGAGATAACTCATTTCCCCTCTGCTGTTGCAGATGTACAATATCTGCCTTGTGAATTTGTGTTCGCCTAGTTGTGCCACGTCTTCCAGCAAGTGATCATTGGAACCCCAATAGTCTTTCCAGTCTGATTCAACCTTGCTTCTACGTTTGTTTATCCTGCCCTTGAGAGGCGGACGTGTCTTCTTGAATTTTGCCAATTTTTTGCCCACATATCTTTTACCGTTGGTTGTGTTTGTGATGAGATACACAAATCCTTCGCAGTCTTCTGGTAGT